CGTCTCATGCTTCTGTAGCTAAAGCTTCTGTAACCTCTCTATTCCTTAAATGGATGTGCACGAGTTACATCCCAGACTTTACACGGCAGATGGAGGTTGGTGCTAACCATTTGCTTGAGAAAGGTATCATGGTATCCTACGTTGGTTGGAAACGTGAAAAGCGTACGTTCTTGCAGACGGTTACGCTTGAGGAACTGCAAGCGACAATGCCAGCCCTTGTTGAAGCTATCTTAGGTGAGAACACCCAAGAAGCTGAGGACTTCATTGCTAACGCTTACCCAGACATGAAACGTGCTAGGGTTAGTAAAGCAGTTAAAGATTTACGCTTTAAAGGGGTAGCTGAAGTGAGTATCCCCCGTATATCTATTGACTGCCCGATTGTGCATAGTTGTGAGCCAGATGGTGAGATTATCTTTCCATCCTACGTTACCGATCCACAACGCGCCCCATACGTATTTTGGAGGACGTTCTACACCGCCCAAGAGCTTGAGAAGAAAGTAGCTACTGAAGGATGGGATAGAAAATGGGTTGACAATGCTATTGAAAACCTACGTGGAGTTGATTCCCATGATATGGATACTGCTAGTGATCGCGCTAAAGAATATGACGTAAGTGATGATAATGACCTTATCCTAGTTGTATATGCTTACCAGCGTTTAATTGACGAGGAAGATGGCAGCGAAGGTATCTATTGCACCGCTTTCCATCCAACTACCGAAGGATACGCCAAACACGAATTGCTTAACGGCTACGATGATTATCCATTCATTGTTACTAGGCTGAATGACAACCAGAAACGTATGTATGAAACGACATCGTTTGCTGACATTCTACGTGGGCCACAATGGCAAGTTAAGACAGAACGTGATAGCCGTATTGACCGCGCAAGTATATCGACGTTGCCACCGATAATGCACCCTGCTGGACACCCGCCGAAAGATTGGGGGCCTGGCAGAAAGATTCCGTATCGCCGCATGGGTGAAGTTGCCTTTGCACCTATCCCCCAGTTTGATCCTGGTAGTGAGCGTATCGAAGCCCAGATGATTAGCCAAGCTGACAAGGCTGTTGGTTTAGACATGGAGAACCCATTAGCTACCGTAAGGCAGCAATTCATTGTTAATAAGTTCCTTGACCACGTTAAGGATATTCTTTCGTTGTCGTTCAAGTTGTTCCAGCGCATGGGGCAAGATGAAGTATTCTTCCAAGTTACAGGCAGCCCAGAAAACCAAGTAATGACCAAGGGTGATGCTGACGATAACTTTAGTATTATGGTTACGTTTGACTCACGCGAGACAGATCCAAACACCATTGAGACGCAGATGAAGAACATGGCTACATTGATGCAGATCGACCGTAATGGACGTATTGACGTTAATAAACTGCTTGAGCTTCTTACAGCACAGATCAACCCATTCATGGCAGACTACATCTTGCAGCCACAACAAGAAGCACAAGATAAGATGCTTAAAGATATTTCAAGCGATCTTACGCAAATCTATGCGGGTATTGAAATGCCAGCACGTCCGAACGGTGCGGAATTTGCTATGCAGCTTATCCAATCCTATGCGTCACAACCAGACATTGCCCAACGCTTACAACAAGATGAAACGTTCGCGGCACGTATGCAGAAATACGCAGGTCAGTATCAGTTTATGATGCAGCAAGCACAGAACGCTGTGACTGGACGTATCGGAACGCAGGAAGCTACAATGGGTGGAGTATCCACACAGAACATGGGTGAATAAAACAATAACAATATGAAACAAGGACTTTATAGTAATATCAATGCTAAACGCGCACGTATCAAAGCTGGTAGCGGCGAGAAGATGAACAAGGTTGGTAGCAAGAACGCACCGACTGCTAAGGACTTTAAACAATCCGCTAAGACCGCCAAGAAGAAATGAAGAAGCGGTTTAAGAAAGTAGTTACTAACCCAGAAACGGGAAGGGAAAATACAATTCGCTATGGCTTGGCAGGAATGGCAAGTGATGGCAAAGACCGCATTAGACCTTCTACTAAAAAAGCGGACGCTTATTGCGCTCGTAGTGCTAAGATAAAAGGTGATTGGAAAGACGATCCGAATAGCCCGAATAATCTTAGCCGTAAAAAGTGGAAGTGCAAAGGCAGTAAATCAACTAAATAAATAATCCTTACTAAAAGACTAATGATTCCAAGACCAACACTAGAACAATCCGTGCAAGCCTTATCTGAGCGTGACGAATACAAAGTAATTGTGCAGTTTATTAAAGATGAGCGTGACCGTTTCTTTGGCGACTTACGCCAAGCAGAAGGTTCAAACGATGTGATGAAGATCGCAGGTAGCATAGCATCTATGGATGAGCTATTAGGATTACTTGACAAATAGTCGGTAATACATTATTTCATCCAACAGTATGTGAGTTTTTTGTCTTTCCCACATACGGTTTGTGCAAAGGGTTAATCAGGTAAAACTGGTTAGCCCTTTGTTTTGCCTATTCATCAAACGCACGTTTTACATTAGTGCTTTACTAATGATTAGTAATCTGCTTATGTATATCCATTCGCCACCGCCAAGGCGTAAACTGGTGTAACAAAATATGAAAGCAAACCAAGACTCCATCGCTGGGGAGGAATCCAGTGTTAATGACAACCTTAGTATGGAAGGCTTAATCAGCCAACTTACCCAAGGAGAACCACAAGAGGTAGAAGCTGAAGAAGCAGAAACTGAAGTAGAAGAAGAAGAGCAAGAAGTAGAGTTTGAAGAAACCGAAACTGAAGAGCTTTCTGATGATACTGAGGAAGAAGCAACTGAAGAAGAAGCCGCTGACGAAATAGACCTACTTAGTCTTGAGCCAGAGCAATTCCAAGCATTAGCTAAAAAGCATAAGAGCCGCTTACTTGAGCGTGTCGGGGAACTGACCGCAAAAAACAAAGCACTCCAGGCACAAGCTGAAGAAGCTGGGATGAAGCAATCTGGTGTAAAGGCTATACCGACAGAACAGAATCCATTTGGACAACTTAAAACCGCTGAGGAAATCAAGGCTAAGTTTGAAGCGTTTGAATCGACTTTGGAAACTACGGATAGGCTGCTTGAGGAATATGATGATTACAGCAACGATGATATTATCGAGGTTGGGGATCAGCAGTTCACTAAGAAGCAGGTTAAACTAGCCAATCGAAACGCAAGGGATGCGGTAGCTAAATACTTACCAGCCCAAGCAGCTCACCTCCAAACACTGCAAAACTACGTTGTAGCAAACCAGCAATGGCAGGACATGGCTAAACAAGAAGTGCCTGAGATTTCTGACCAAAAGACGGAAATCGGCAAAGCATACAGTCAACTTGTGAACGATCCTTTAGTAATTGAACTGAAAGAGAGACTACCACAGCTAGGGGTTCAGATAGAATACTTACTCGCTCACGCCGCAAGGTCTAAGTTTGGAAGTGCCAAGAAAGTAGTGCAAGGCGCAGGACAGAAGTTGAAGGTGAAACCACCCGCTTCCCCTGTTGGAGCTAGCGCATCACGGCAAGGGCAGGGACAAACCAGCAAATATGCTGAAGCCATGAAGCGTTTCGAGATTAGTGGTGCTGCTGAAGATTGGGTTGCTGCACAAAAATACAAATAAATTTAAACACCTAATAATATGCCTATTTCAAATACATATAGCCCTAGTGTTCCTAGCACTAGCTCATCCGTTGGATCAAACAAAGGTAACCGCGAAGATCTTTCTTCGATGTTGACCATGCTTGAGCCAGAACAAACCCCTATCACTTCCCTTTGCGCTAAAGCAAAAGCTTCTGGAGTTCTCCATGAGTGGGTAATTGATGGTCTTGAAGCTCCTTCCGCAGACGGTATTGGTGAGACTTCCGATGTTACTTCGTTCAGCAACAAGTTTGCTTCACGTGGTCGCCTTGGTAACTACACCCAAATCTTCCGTAAGGATTACCTTGTTTCCGACTTGCAAAACGCAGTTGTAAGCGTAGGCCCAGCAGACGTTGCCCAAGCAAAAGCTAAAGCACTTCGTGAGATCAAACGCGACATCGAATTTGCTGTTGCTTCCAACAACGATCGCCAAGCTGAAGATGGCACGAATCCTTACAAGCTCCGTGGACTCGGTGATTGGCTTGATTCTGCTGGCCCGTCTGACGTTCCAGCCGCTTATCGCACCCCTGCTGCTTCGATCCTTGCTGCAACTGTTACCGAATCTACCCTTAACGGTATGCTCGGCAGCATCTTCAGCGAGACTGGTGAAATGGGTAACCTTACGCTTGTTGCTAACGTAGCACTTCGTAAAGTTATCGCTAACTTCACCCGTGCTGAAGGAACAACCACTGCAACATCTTACAATGTAAACGAAGATGCCAGCGCACGTAAGATCACCCTTAGCGTATCGCTCTTCGATACTGACTTCGGTGTTATCAAACTTGTCAACGGCAACCCAGCTTGTATGCCAACCGCAACCACGAATGTTGGTTACGTCCTTGATCCTAAGTATCTTGGTATCGGTAACTTGCTTCCACTTGAATCTGTTACCCTTGAGAACCAAGGTGCA